CTTGCCCACCATTAGAATTTCTGTCAGATCCAAGGTAGAACACCTGGGAAACAGGACCACTCATAGGCTGAACGCCACAAATCTTGTTGGCAATCAGTTCGGGGAAAACTCTCCGAACAAGGGGGAAGGCGAACTTTTGAAAAGTACCCATCGACTGAGTGGTAGTAGCACCACCACCGTCAGAGGGGAAAGCCTCGTCAAGCTTCTCTTCCATAAGACATTTAGCTTGGTTTTCAAGGAGTTGTGCAGTAACTCTTTGCGTATAGTGATCTTCGATATCTTCAAGAACAGGGGACCACTTACTTAAAACATCAGCAGTGGCTCCTGGCTCAATAATCTCATTATCAATCATAGGAGAATTCCTTTAATTATTTGAGTTTGGCATGTAAGCCATAACTTCATCAGTTAAGAACGGATTCCCATCCATAGGTTGGGGGGTAGTGTTCTCTACGGGCGCATCCACATTTTCTGTAATAACAATAGCTCTCTCGGTGGACTCGAAATCACTACCAACTTCTTCCTCCAAGGTCACTATAGACTCTTGAAGGTATTCTTTTTCTTCTATGATAAGAGACATTTTCTCTTCTAAATTAGAAATAACTCTTCCTAAACGAGTATTCTCTCTGATAGTCTCAGAAAGCTCTCTAGCAAGAAGGTCATTATCGTCTTGAACTTTCTCAACATCTTCGTTAATTTGTTCAGTGACATGGTTTAAATCTTCTCTATCAACCTCAAAGGCAAGCACAGTCTTAATATCCTTAAGGGATTGAGCGTCACGATAAATCTCATGGGACTCGGAAAGCTCATCAAGAGCAGCCTCTTGGATAGTATCCATTTGATGACGAAGGAATGCGTGGACTTTATTCGTAAGCATATCCATCTCTTCATCAAGTCTTTCGGAAATAATACCTTGCATAACCTTTGCAATCTCAGAAATAAGCTCCTCACTCATTCCTTCGGGCAGTAAGTCTGCAATATCTTTTACTTTGTCTGACATAATTAAGTCTCCTATCTGTTTATATGTATACACTCTATATTACTAGAGGTGTTTTTTATTATTTTTTGTTTAGCTACTTGGGTAGAGTACCTGGGGATCTCCTGGAACCAGGACCAGTCTTTCGAATAGTATCTCGTCTATTCATACTACCGTGTCTTTCTGATTGACGAGAAACCGCGCCCCCCTCTTTTGAATCTCGTCTTGATCTAGCCAAACTATCTGTATGAGGTTTATTTTTAAGAGATAAGGCTCTTACTCTGCCATGCATATTTTGTGCCCCTCTCCAACTGTCTCTGTCCATCCTCACATTTCTTACATTTTGGGCTCCTCTAGCTAGTTTTCCCTTCCTCCCCTTACCTGATGTAACTCTCTTAGCATGTTGCTTCCATTTTGGATGCCCACTAGGAAGTTGTTCTAGATCAACCGCTAAAGCATGGGCTTGGCTACCTTCTCCCCCACCTCTTGAAGCTTTATAATCTTGAACTTTTACAGTTTTTCCCCCAGAAGTTCTAAAAGTGGCTACTCTACCACGCCTAGTTGGCTTAGATCTTTTTTCAGTTTCTTTTTGGAGTCTAGTCTTCTCCTCTAATCTATCTCTCATAAAGTTAACGAATTGGGTGGAAGAGTTTTGAGGTGTATGTTTTTTACTAGTTCTAGATACAGGTGTCGCGCCCTTCTTAGGAACAAGATCAGTTGAACTCCCCTTTCCCCCTCCTGGGCCGTAATGACGCTTGAGCCAAGGGGTTTTGATTCCTGGCCTATCCTGATTTCCCCTAGCCTCCACATCGGACGCTTTGTACCACTCAGCATCATGTTTCTTGGGTGCTGCTTCAGAAATCCCAAGTCTCTTTTTTTTATCTGCCTCCCAAGTTGAGGCAGGAGTCCATGGCCTAGACCCAACTTTAAACTTCGGTTTAGGCTTATCAGACCTAACCCTAGGCTTTAACTCTTCTTTAAGAAGAGTAGTAAAGTTCTTAACCTTTTGAGCTTCTGGGTATACTGTATCAATGATCTCTTGGATTTGGGTAGACTCAGTAAGACCAGGAAAAGCTCCCCTAGTTGAAGGGTCTGCTACTATATCCCAAGTGATTAACTTAAAGTCTTCGTTAACATATCTATTACCATCCAACTCTTCCGTAACCGTACCCATTCCACGGGAAGAGATTCCAATCTTCACACCACCTTCAATAAGAGCTTGTGCAACTTTACCAGCAGGGGTATTAAGGATTTCAGCTTCTCCAATAACTTCGTTGCCTTTCATGTTGAGACCAGTAATAAGGTGAGATACATTAGAAAGTTTAACTGAGTCATGTTGTGGGTGATCTAATTCTCCCATCAACCTTCTCTCATTCATAGCAGTAGCAAGCTTAGTAACTTCCCTTTCTAATAAGGGTCTACGATAAATCCTTTTGTTATTATTGGCCTCATCTGCTCTTTGAAATATTCCACGAACCTTCATAGGGCCAGTGCCAGCCTTACCTTCATTTATAACCTGTAACTGCTCAATAATAAATACATCTTCTAATAATTTCATTTTTGTCCTCTCGATTTATGTGTCTTTTTCTTATATTTTTTGCCCTGACGAGCCTCTCTTCTAGCTTTAGCGGAAAGCTTCTTAGCCTTCTTACCAGTGTATTTATACCCCACCCTTGCAGCATGATCTTTTACAGAACCCCAGTCGGCACTTGGAGTTGCACTTCCTGGCGTAAACCCTTTTGCTATTCTTCCACTTACCACCGACTTAGAATCAGTTCCACCGTGAGTTCTTTTAGATACTACATACAATCTTCTAGATCCTTGTGTAGAAAATATATGCCCAGGTCCCTTCGCCGCTAATGCTTTCTTTATCGTACCGTACACCTTCACTCTAGATTTAATTGCTAAATCACCACTAGTTCCTTTAGTTTTGTAGCCACCCCTCCCAGAAGGGTAGCGACCACTTTTCTTTTCATTTAGAGGTGCGTTTAATAATTTTAGAGCGTTTATTGCGTCCACGATATTTTCCTGTTACATTCTCCGTAGAATAACCAGTACCTATAGACTGAGTAGTGGTCATTCCCATCCCAGCCATTTCAGAAACGAGTGAAGAGAGTTTATTGATAGTCTCAACTAACTCTTCTTTAAGACTTACGATTTTTTCTTGAAGAAGTTCTTGCTCTGTAAGAATAGGGGCGTTAACTTGTCTTCTAGTAGAGGTTTTAGATAATCCAAAAGATTCATTAAGAACTTTATCTACCATAGAGTCAGTTACTTGTACTTCAGATATATCAACCTCTGATACAGGTAATTCTGTAGGACGAGCAACCTCAGGAGATTGCACCTTCTTAGAGATCTTACCAGAGTCCATCAGAGACATAGCAAAGTCCCCAATGCCTATTCCTGACTCTTCTAACTTACCCATTACTCGTCGTCTTCGTCAACAGCTTCAACAATAAGACCAGCTTCGGAAAGAACACCAAGAATTTCATCAGCGTTCTCAATAATGAAAGACTCTTCAACTTGCTCAGAAATGAGACCAGCTTCTGAGAAAACTTCCATCATATTAGCAGCATGTTCTTGAAGGGCTTCATCGGTAAGCTCGTACTCACCAAAATCAGCTTCACACAGAGGGCAGCAGTTGCTTTCCTCAGTAATACCTTCAGGAGAGTTATTCTCATTATCATAAGCACTCTTACCAACTTCCTTAGCACCTTCAACGGCAGGACCACCACCAGTCTTCTTACCTTCATCAACACGAATACCAGCCTTGTCCCAACCACGGGATTCTAAAAGCTGATTAACAAAATCATTACTTACTTTATCCATTGTTTTATTCTCCAAAAATGGGTTTAGACATTACTGCCTATTGTATCTATTATATATAGGGAAAGAAAGCCCCTTTTTTTTAAATTTAGTTGTGCCATTATTAGAATAGGAAGTTTGAGAATGGCACAGTAGGTATATTTATAAGTTTAAGGTAGCTAGTCATAGACCCAGACTCATTAGCCACTTTAAATGGATACCCTTTAAATCCAGTACCTGTCAAACCAGTTACAAGAAGGGGGAATTCGGGATTATCATAAGAAGGAGCAAAGAAGTCTTGCCAACTCTCCGTAGTACCTAGCCCTGATATACGCCCAAACCCACTAAGATCTCTAATTTCTCCAAAAGAAGGAAATCCTTTAGCAATTAATCCCCCAAAAGATGCGGTAATAGCGGGATTATTAGTATTAGGAACACCAAAAGGATCTACTAGAGGGAAGGGTAATGTCCTCACTGCTAAATCTATATCAGGAACTTTAAATTTATCCGCATCCGTAACTTCTTCAAACTCTAATGTAGCGGTAATGCTAGTTCCCCACTCCTCAAAATCGTAAAAATTTAAGAGCCTAAAGAGTTTATTTTTAGATGAATTTTTAATAACATAAAACATACCTGGATTTACGGAGGTAAACTGAAAGAATGTTATTGGAGAATAACCCCAACTAGTAATTGCAGCAGGAGAGGGTTTAGGATTGTTAACTGTAGCACCCTCAATTCTAATCTTAGCCACGAAATCAGCCCACACATCGGGAGAAGCAGTAATAGTTTCTGCACCACAGCCCCTATCATCATTAAACCTATGTATAGGGAGACCCCCTACGAAAACAGTATCAGATCCAGTAGTAGGCCCAGGTATTCCAGGGGGGTTCGATCCAGCAGGGTATAAAGGGGATCTCCCCAAAGGGTGCGTATCAAATCCATCCCCTGCTGGGGTAAGGTTGTCTTGCCATAACCCACACGGACCCGTAGCACCGTCCCCAATGCCGTCTGAGACAGCTACGGCGCGGCTGTTGACGAATACCGTAGAGTCGATCCCCTTCCCGTCTTGCCCAATAGGGGCTCCACCGTGATCACATGTATCAAATTCTCTTGCTACTTGTGGCATTTTAATCCAGGGGGGTAGGTGGAATAGGAGTATGGTTAGGTTTTACTTCTAACCATTTTATATCATCGTACACAGATTCTGTAGGATCGCCTCCTGCTAACCAATTCCTAGATCTATACTCTTTGATTTTAGGATAATGGGCATTTACTACCTTGCTAGAGGAAGGGTTGCCCATACTTAAAAGAGATTTAAAACTCTCAAAATTTCTACATTCTTTATGTAAGAACTTCATTTGAGGAATGTCCATCCTATCATAAATTTCATACCAGTTAATGGTATTGTTGGCAGGAAGTTGATAATCAGCTTTTAGCTCTTGGGCTATTTTATACACCTGTCTTTCTCCCCAAGCTATGCGCTCTGTAGGCTGCTCTCCTGAGTAGAATAAGGATTGATCCTTTATATCTTGAGTATTCATAGAATATTTAAGGGATTGATAGTTATCTTTACTCGGATCTATACCCCTAGCAGGATAAGCTAACTCTTCTTGTAAGAATACGGGATGCCAAGTATCTATTCTATCTGGATTAGGGTTCATAACAATATCCACTTCTCTTACACCATAAGAGGTAGACTTAGATATATTATTAGTTACTACAGTAGAGGTCATATCAGAAGGATATATGGCTATAACCTGAGGGACTCTTCTAGGGATTACTGGTATGAATAAGTTTTGTGTATCCTCCTCATCAAAGAGATCTAACACGAAGTCTTTAAAGGTAAGTTCAAGAATACCCTTATTTTCAATATAACTAAAGAAAGGATCATTTACATCTAAGTAAACTTCTAAGCAAGGAAATGCAGCACCAGACCCCGCAGTACTTACTGTAGAATTTTTAGCCTCCGCAGTATGCTCCCATTTATAAGTAGCTTTGGATCTAGCCACAAAAGGGTTTCTCCTTTCTAAATCAGTAATAGTATCTGGTTGGAGTGCTAGAAAATATATATTCTTTCTAGCATTAGTTAGTCCGTACCGCTCATCTACCCTATCAATCTGATCAGTAGTAGCCTTAAGATTAAAGTCGTACTCATCACCAAGTAAATACATTAACTTTTGAAGAGTTTCTATACTAAGAATCCCAGCACGATCCCGTAAACTTTGAATAGGGATAGCTCCCGTACTACCATCACTTAAAGTAATGTGTTGAAGATCTCCATTACTTAATGTGAGGGTTCCGCTGCCAGCCAAAGTAATAGTGTCTGATATAGAGTAATAGAAAGGAGTGGTAACTCCTTCTGTGGTAGTGATTGGAAGATACTTTTGTAGATCGGGGGCCAAAGTCTTCCATGTACGCATCCTTTCAGATACTCTCACCTCACTATAACTATCAGGATTTAAAGGCCAGATATGCTTAGTAGCTAACTCAATGGCTGCTGCTTCATTTCCTATAGTATTTAAATTAAGTAAAGGGGTATACTTTCTAGTATCCTTATATTCTGGAGCATCTTGAACGCTAATTATCCTATCCAACAATTCATTTAATTGTTGGAGGTTAAAAGTATCTAATCTATTAGATATAATCAATCCTCTAATAGTACTTAAAAACATTTTCTTTAGAGGTTTACCTGTAGCTGCTCTAGCTAAGTTTAACTTTAAAATAATATGATTATGTATACTCTTTTCTATATTCTTATCACTTAAATCACTAAATGGATTATCACTAAATCTAATTGTCTTATTATTAATATCTGTTGTGGCTTTTATACCTACATGAATCCTATGCTTGAATAAATCTTCTCTAAGATCTCCCCTTAAAACAGGAAGAAACCCAGGGGTATTCTTTACCTTAATATTGCTTATATGTTTTTCAAAAATAGGATTGCCTTTATCGGATGCATAAATTCTTTCATAAGCTTTCTTGCCCCCATAAAATCCATACCCTTCCTCAGGGGGAGGGGGACCCCCTCCAGTTAGACCACATTCGTTATCACAATCATTGGAGTCATACAGATCACCGTCGGGGTGCTCGTGGCAATTATAGCACTTGTCGTCACAATCTGGGTCTATGTAATAAGTGCCAGGACTACAAGCACATTCCCATTCACTATTACCTGTATTCCAAGTTGCGATACATCCATCATCCTCCTGACACTTATTAACCGTTTCGTTGCTCTCTAC